ATGGAGCAGTTAATCCTTGCTAAGTACGTGATGAGCATCAACTTCGGGTTGAAGCAGGGTGACTCAATCCGTCGTCCCAAAATCTCGCGGTTAGCCGTGGGACAGAAGATGGCTAAGGCTCCCATCGAGTACCAGGCAGTTACGGAATCGGAATGGAGAATGGTGGTCGAGCGCTACACGTACTCCGCAATTATGATTGAGGATATCGTTGAGCTACAGGCACACACCAACCTCCGTGCTGAGTACACCAAGGAAATTGGGGTAGCCCTGGCTCGTGACATTGACTACGCTGTCATGGCGCAACGTCAGGCTATCATTGCTTATGGTGCTGCCGTCAACAACACCACGACCTCTAACTCCCACATCGTCACGTCGGGTACAATCTCTGAGAACGAGATTCTCGCAGCAACCGAAGTCCTCGACCGCCGGCGAGTACCCAAAGAGGGTCGTATCTGGATTATGCCCGTGGCGGCGATATCCAGTCTCCTAACCATCAACCGATTCACCAACAGTGACTTCATTGATGGTCGTCCTACCCAGTCGGGTGAGGTTGGTCGCCTGTATGGTGTGCCCGTAATCATCAATAACAACATGGGTATTAATACCACCACTGGTTTCTTCAATGGTGATAACGGCGTGGGTTCTCCCTCCCCTGGTGTGACTGGCTCCCTGTACTACCCCACTCAGGAGGATGTGCCTGGTACTTACGGTCTACCCGTGAACTACTACACCTCCATGCTCCTTCACCCAGAAGCCATAGCGATGGCATCCCAGAAGAAGCCCGCAGTCCAGGCTGAGTATGACATTGATTATCAGGCTACCAAGGTGGCATCCACTCAGATTTATGACCTGAAGCTGTATCGCCCCGACCACGCCGTTTGCGTAAGTCACGACGAAGATTCACTTATTTAATTAAGTGTGCTATAGTTAATCCATGTGGGGGGCGTAACTGGTTTTTCTATTACCCAGGTTCCCCACTTTTTTATGTGCTACAATCAGAATACAAATTAATCAAGGTAGTTGGTATGCATCACAATTGTTACTTTGTTTACCTGAGCGCTGAACACACCTACGTCCTAGAATCCCCCAACATGGAATTTGTCCAACGCACAGAAATTGGACTTGACCGCGCTACCATCACCAATTCACTCAACATCACTGAATTCCCCTGCTTAGTGATGCTTAGTTCTGGTGATGCTACCGGGAATAATGCCACAGCAACCACCATGCCCATCTCGCTCCTCCGGTGTGAAGAGCCAGAGATAGAGTACGAGGATTAAAAAGTGTGCTATGCTGTTAGGTGCTTACACAGTAGTCCTTCCCTTACCGGAGGGGCTTTTTTGTGGGCTAATCAGGAAACATCACCTAATTTTTTTTGTATTATCATGCCGTCATCCACCACCACCCTGCTACAGGCTGCAAACACGGTGCTGCTCACTATCAATGAAAGACCCCTGCCCAACCTATCCACCGTCCTGGGGCAGCAGGTACGGGCTTGCTTGTCTTCTGCCCTCCAGCGCCTAGTTGAGGAATCCAACTGGACTTGGCTGGAATCTACCCAGGGTGCTGTCTCCTGGAACTCAGTGGGACAGGCAACACTGGCTGACGATATCCAGCGTGTCCGGCTAGTGCAGTACCAGCGTGTCGATGGGAGTTGGGACAGGCTCCGATTCCTTGATGCAGACTCGTTCGATGAGTTGCAGGACGAGCCATACTTAGTGACCCAGACTACCTACTACCCGAACTGGTATACCCTGGACGACTGGAACCTAGTCAGGGTCAGCCCCTACCCCACCAACGTTATCGACCAAGCAAAAATCAGGTTCAAGGTTATCCGCCGAATCTCCCTACCCACCGTCGAGTCTGCCGTCTTAGACTGCCCGGAGCAATTCATTGAAGCCCTGATTAAGAAGGCGGCGCAGGAGTTTGCCATACGACACGCCGAAGACCCTGCCCTCAGCCAGATGTTTGGTCAGGGTTATGAGCAGGAGGTACAGTCCCTCCGAAATCGCCACAGACCGGGGCAGACCAACAGCTATTCCATGTATCGTGGTCAGAGAGGTAGAGAGTAAATGGAACAGCAACAGGCAGTACAGACAGACCGAACAGGCTTTACGGCAGCCGTATCTGGTGGTCTTAACACAACGGCATCCAGGCTGGCAATGCCCGAAGAGGACAGCCCAGACCTGCTCAACGTCAACATCAACTATGACGGCTCAGTCAGTAAACGAGAAGGATTTGACATCTATGAAGGTACCACACCAGCCGAAACTCTTTCAAGCCCTCGCCCTCGCGGAGCAACCTCCTCTTCCAGTTATTACACCTACGGAACCAAAGCAACCCCGTACTCAGTTGTCTTCCATCGCTATCAAAGTACGCCTGCTGCCGGGGTAGGGATGGAGATGACCCTCCTGAGGAACAAGGTTTTCTCTAATCCCCGTGGGTGGACTAGCGCGGGTGCGACTGTCTGGTCAAACCTAGCGACCGTCAAACCAGATATTACCGTTATCCAGGACAGTGACAGGATACGCCTGCTCTACCTGACCGGGACTAACGTTCCCGTGCAGTTCACCATCAAGGAGCGTGACCTGACCTTCGCGAGTAACCTGGCTGAGTACGGTGCAATCGCGGGTTCACCCACCCTGAACGAGACAAACCAGTGGTCTGGAATCAGAGCCAATAACACGTTCCTGATTAATAAGACGACCCTGGTGGTGTATTCAGGAGCCTTCTCTGTCAACAAGATAGCCGCCACGGTGCCCAACGGGGACTATTGGTGCGTGTTTGTGAGTTGGCAGTGGTGGTGTTGTGCCCAGTATGTGCGGGGGGACTGGTGCCAGGATGTTCGTAACAGGTTTTCTGTGGATTTGGTGCGAGACAAAACCATCCCGGTACCACCAAATCTCCTGTACGGTATTGTAGGTCTGCCTTACAGCACTACACTGGTGCCATACCCCATCACCCTAAATGATAACAGCGGGTACGCTGGTGGTTATGTCTTCAGTCAGACCACGGCAACCGCTAACCACTACCAGTTTTCGACTGGATACAGTCCCCTTGCCAACGCCACCACCCAACCCTCCCCGAACTTCGTAACTTTTGGGGCTGTGACAGGTGGTTTAGTAAGGTTCGACAGGGGCTTCCGGGCTGACTTCAATAGCACGATAGAGATTGATGAATCCCAATGCTCTGCCACAATAACCAACGCCATTGACGGATTTATTGTCGCCAGCCGGAACACGTCGGGCAGCGGAACCGTAGCACCCTCGTGGCAGAAAAGGATAGCTGACTATTCTATTGACCTCGTTGGCTCTGGTGCGGCGATGAAGTGGTGGTCATTCGATGGTATGAGTAACGGGGCGGGTGCCCAAATCAAGGCAGACTGGGACATCTACTTCAGCTACACCCAGCTCAACTCAACCTACGTAGGGACTGGGGCACTCAGCGCTCCTACCGGTGTTGACCTGTCCTTCGATGGATACCCGTGGGCTGCTCCGGGCTTGTGGGAGATTGCCAACTACGAGCAGGGGGACTTCCCTGACACCGGAACCATCTTCCAGGGTCGCCTATACCTGGCTGGTTTCTCCAAACTACCTGGTGCCATCCTCGTATCAGACCTCTACGATACGACACAAGTAGGGGTATTCTACAAAAGTTTCCAGCTAGAGGTTACTACCGGGGAGGCTGAGTCACCGTTCGACATCTCCGTGGGGCTACAGAGCGCAGACGACATCATCAAGTGTGTGCGTGAGTGGCAGAATTCCTTGTGGATTTTCTCCAAATACTCCGTGTATCGCCTGACGGGTGGGAACGCAGGGATATCCTACGGTACGTTCAGCCTCCAAGCCACTGCCGGGGTGGGGGTTATCAACAGCCAGTCCGTTGCCCTGACAGACCAAGCCCTGATGTTCCTCTCAAACCAGGGACTCTACAAGCTAGTGCCTGCCGGGGGTTTGTCTGATGCCTATGCGGTCGAGGAGGTATCCAGCAAAATCCGCACCGTGTTTGAGGACAGGCGGAACATGGAGAATCTTGCCTACCTCGTGTGGGACTCCGTACGCCAGAACCTATACATGGCGCTGCCAACAACATCAACAACCCGGACGACGGACTTCTTCGTCTACTTCGCCCAACGGAATGCCTGGTCAAGGTGGGCTGACGGCAGTGGTGAGGGCTTGTTCACCAAGCACGCCTTCATGAGCTACAACACCCCCTCTGACTCAGACCTGTACATCGCCCACCTAGTCACAACACCAACATACCAAGGGGATACAGTCTATGAAGGTTATCGTATTTCTCGCTACCCTAGCGAATATTTTGTCGATGTTTGTATTGGTGCCGTATTCTCTGGAAACTGGGCAAAGCCTTGCCAGAGAGTCGTCTATTACACACTTGAGGATGATGTATTTGAATACTCAACCACCGTCGAGAGTTCAGGGCAGGTAACTGGATTCAAGATGCTTCCCTTCACGGATGTCCAGGATGTTGAGGTCTACCAGAACACGGTTAAATTACAGTTCGGGACGGACTACTACAAGACCCTCCAATCGACCATAGTATTAAACTTTGAGTCGGCGGGACAGCCCATCGTCATTGAGCAACGCACCACCGAACTGAAGCCCACTAGTAGTGTCGTGGGATACAAGCGTATCGTGACGGCAGAGCAGACGACAGCACCAACCTCACCCACCATCGCAACGACCAATCCAATCGTCTACGGGAACCCGGCAATCAGTGGGGCAGCAGAGCCTCTGTACGCCGTGGCAATCCAGTATCCCGCCTACCACAGCACCATCACCATG